GTGCTTATAATTAATAGAGCAAAAGGAATTGCGATGGCTTATACATCAATAGTGCTTGAAAACCCCAAGACAGGCTCAATCAAGCAGGCTCCGGTTGGTTTTTCGTGGACGACGTTGTTTTTTGGTTTTTTTCCTCCGTTATTTAGAGGTGACTGGAAATGGGCAATTATAATGTTAATCCTGGCAATTATAACCGTAGGCTTTAGCGGCCTGGTTTTTATGTTTATCTACAATAAATTATATATAAAAGATTTGATTGGATCAGGATATAAAGTTAAGTCCGTTGCGGATGGGGATATTGAATCGCTCTCCCTAAAATTCGGCATGCAGTTACCCGTGCTAAAATCTGATTTGGAATTTTTAGATTAATAGTGGTATTGATTTAAATTGCTAAACTTAGCCAATCCCCTCCACGTATATCATCATATTTTTTAGTCATTCTTTCATCTTTATGGCCCAATAATTCTTGGGTGTTGATTCCTTGTTTTTTGTATAGACGTTCTGATAGTGATCGGATTTCGTGGAATGTGGGTGGTTCTTTTCCCATCCATTCTAGGTTGGTTTTGTTGCGACATCGGGTGAACATTCGTGAAATTGTGTCTTTCCATACAGGATCACCTGGATTGCTGGTGGAGTAGTTGCGGGTGTGGTGGATGAGGTGTGGGGAGATTATGCCGGTTCGTTTGCATAAGCCTATTACGTCGCCCACTGATAGCCCTATGGCGTCCAGGGTGAGGTTGAGGGGGATTTTGATCATGGCTCCGGTTTTTTGCCGTGTGGCGTAATAATAATTATCTTCTATGAAAGAGTAGGGCATTAGTTGGCTATCACCTTCCAAATATTCTCGCCATTGTTTGTGCCAGTCTGCTTTTCGCTTGAATTGAGCCAATGCCAGGTCTTCTCGTGCCTGTCCTGTGGTAATCGCTAGTAACATTACGTTTTCTTGCCATAAGTCTTTTGGTGAGGCGTGTGTACGTATTGTGTTGAATTCCTGAATGTTGGTTATTCTTGCGCGTTTTACTTTGGCTTTTGGGTTTCTGGTAGTTTCCCAGACGTTGGGATGATCGGGTGGTAGCGCTCCCTCTGATTTTGCGTCTTTCCATACGTCGATCATTGTTGATCGTATTACCTGCGCCATACGATGTTTGTTTTGTTCGGTGTAGGTTGTTAAACATGCATTTGCGTGTTTGACTGTAATTAAATCAAGTGGGAGATTTCCTAAATTTTCAACGACATTAATGAGTATATTTTTTTTGACTTTTAGTGTGTTGGATTTGAGTTCGCGTGATATGCATATTTCGTTATAGCGATCTGCAAATTTTTTAAGGTTTTCACATTTTGATTTCGGCGTGGTGTTGGTGGCGATGGCATGCACTCTTGCTTCGGCTACTTGTGCGTAAATAATTGCGTTGAGCTGTTTTGCGCGGGACTTTGCTAGTTCTGCATTTGAACCCAGACCGTGAAATGTGCCCGTGCGAATGTCTTTGTATTGATAGTAGGTTTTGTTTGTGCGTTTATCCAGGCTTGAGTAGAGATTGTCGATAGCATCTTTTTTGTTGTTTCGTGGGCGTGGTGACATGGCGGTTCTCTTTTTTTAAGCAGCTTTAACGCTTTGTAGTATTTTATTGACGATTGGGTCATCAATTTCTGTATCTGATTTCCGAAGTCCTATATATCTGGCTGTATCTTCGACCTGGTATTCTCTGCCTACTTTAATTGGAGGCGGGTAGATTTGGCCGGTGCGTGCCCAGCTTCTTAACGTTCGCAGGCTGTGTGCCTTGCTGAATGTTTTTTTATCCCATTCTTGTAGTGTGATAAGCATATTGATGCCTTCTTGGTTTTTGACGCCTATTTATAGTTAGATGCTTAATGATAAATTCTCTTCATTTTCGATTTGTCGATCAAGCGATACGTTTTTCGCGTCATTTACGCCTTTCATAGTTGCTAATATTTCGTCTGGATTAGGTTTTCTAATATTAGGCTTTCTTGCATTTTTTAGATTGTCAAAATGCGCGTCAACAAGCTCTCGCTTGAGTATTACTAGGCTTTTACCGTCAGAAAAATGTAAATCTACTTTTCTTTCGGAAACTATCAAAGCTATTCGCCTTGAAATTTCTTTAGCAAAACCTAGTCGATAATAATTTTTATTCGATACACCTTTAATATCTGCTCGGTTAAGCAGCCTATCGCAAGTCTCAATTAAATAGTCATGCGTGTATTTAGCAATTATCGCGTCAGACGTAAAACCCCTAAACTGGAAAGTGACTTCTTTATATGCGATTTTAACAACAGCTTGGGAGTCGTTTAGATGGGCAACGCTTGCCGCAATTGCTGATACCCACACTGGTTTTCGTGGCGGCTTAAACTTTCCATCAGAAGTACCAAATGAATCATTATCATTAAACAGCAAATCTTCTTTGCCAATCTGGTATTTATCCATCATGGTTCTAGCGCGTTTAGCGGCAATCATTGCCTCGTTTGGGCTGGATGAATCACTAGCCATATCTAGTAAGTTTTTTATTCTTGAAAGTATTTTTTTATCTTTACTCATCCCGATTCCTTATTAAGTTAAACTCGCATCTAACAAAAACATAGAACAGACGCGGGTAAGCGTTGTTTGTTTTCTGTTGTTGTGGCGCGCTGTTCATGTAATGTCGTTATGTGTTCGTCTGGGCTTGTTCAAATATCGAGTTAAAATCTGGCTTTATAAAGTGTGTCCAGTATTTTTCATCAAATACATTATCTAACGGTGATGCACAACAAACGCTTGGCGGTTCTTCAAAATTATTAAAATGAAAGAATAAGCAGTCACCTATGTCTTCGTGCCAATCTTCTGTTTTTTGTAATTTAGGGTTTTTGCATTCATAGCTAGCGCCAGCTAAAAATGCTTCACGAATTCCCCAGCCAAACCAAGCGTAGGCGTCTTTGAAGTCACTTGTATCTAATACTGAATCAACATAATCATAAGCCGCGTTTACGTCGGGGTGTATAGGGTTGTCACTATCGTGATCATTTCCACGCTTACTATGTTCTGGTGTTAAATCCTTTTGTGGGTATTCTTTTCCAGTTTTCTTAATCATTTTGTTCTCCAATGTGCCACATAACCACAACATTAAACGCGATCTCCGCTAGCGCTGCGGCTTATGTATGGACGCTATACGTCTTCATTTAGTAACTTGATTGCATCATCAATCAGCTGTTTGTGTTCTTCTTTATCGAGTTTCGCAATGGCTAACCAAAGTAGCTTTTCCAGCTTATCAAATCTTTCAGGGTAGTTGCTTCCGAGGCCGCATTGTTTTGCCATGCTTTCGCCCCATTGCTCAATAATATTTGGTAGCTCAATTCCATAGTTATCTTTAACGTGTAGTTGTGCGATTCGGTGCAATTCCGATAGTGTGAGGTGATTTCTATCTGTGTATCCAGCATCAAATGCCCCAATCATTGTGCTAACAAGGTTATTAATAGCATCTGCTTTAATCTGGTTTTCTGTCATAGTGATTCCTCTCGTATAAGCTTGTACAGTTTTTCCATTATTGCTATTCACATAAGCCCATGCAGTTAATTTAGGTTTTGTTTTCTTGTGACTGCATTGCATTAAATTTTTCATGGCTTTCCTCAATCTTTACGCCTAGTAGTCACATCAATTTTAAATGGCTTAACAGCCAATAAGCCCATTCACCAATTTGATACACTCCTAACAATGCTAAAGGGATAAGTAATTTTATTGTTTTTTGAAATGCCTCGATAATTTTTGAGAAATCTGGAACAATCATATTCAGTCACTTTTACCGTTTAGCCAGTGAACTCGTTGAGATGCTTCCTCGGAGCTGTCATGATCACTTTCAGCAATAAACTTCCCGTCTGGATTGTAGAACCCAACAGTCCACAAATGTTTTTCTGATTTTATATAAACATACATTTCTTTCTCCTTTTTACGTCTAACAATAAAATTAAGCAGGTAAATCTAAGCACCTGGGTAATCTTATTCGCATTTTAAATGCTTAAGTAACGTGGCTTTAAAATTGTCGTATCCATCGGCGTTTTCAAAGGCGCTCCATTTGTGCGAATAGGTGATTGTTTAGGTCGATAAGTTTGTTTTTCATTTTGCACCTCTTTTTAAGATTGTTTTCTTACTCTGCCGGCGGCAAGTTGCTTTTGTTGTGATTTGTTAATTCCGGGTTTCCGCTATTTCTTCAAATGTTTTCTGATAAACAGACGTTATTGTGCAGCCTTGGATAGCTACATGACTTCCATTCACGCCAATGCCTGGGCCTCGATATTCTGCATCAGCGAAAATAACTAAGTCTAGATTGTTTAAGTTGCCACCATGACAGTTAAACGTAACTGGTTCTGTAGTTACAACATCATGTGCTTTGCAATCAGAATTAAATTTATTGTAATGATATAGGTCTTCTATTTCTTCACCGGATATATAGCCATCTTTATATCCTAAATCGTGTCCAGTTTTATTTCCTATAAAAAAACCAGAAATAAGAGATGAGCAAAAAACTATTATTATTGCTAGATATTTCATATGACATACCCAATACGGTCAATTTCCCTTGTGTTATTTGATTTATTTTTTTTAGGAAATTTTGGGTTATTTTCCATTTCTTTAAGTCGCTTTAATTTGAATTCTTCCATCGTCATTAGTATTTTTGCTGGGTTGCCTGCGCAAACAACATTAGATGGAATGTCTTTTGTTACTACGGAACCTGCGCCGATTATGGTGTTGTCTCCAATATGTACGTCGGGTAGGATTATTGCGGCAGCGCCAATATATACGTTGTTGCCAATGATTGTTTTTGCTATTTTTGTTGCTTTGAGAGATTTAGCTGTACTCGCGTCATGAGAAAATATCATCGCTCTTGGTGCCAGTGTTACATCGTCGCCAATTTCAATGTGACTGGTATGGCCTTGATCGATGAATACGCCTGGCATCATGGCGAAGTTTTTACCTACTTTTAGCCCTTTTTTCTTGAGCGCTTTTATTGGATTTCGGCGATATAAAATACGCTCATATGATTTTTTAATATTCATTTTTTTACCAGTTCAAATTGATAGTTTTGATAAACAAGTGAGAATCCGGCGTCGATTATTTTATTTAGGTCGACGATTTTTGTGTTTGGGTCGATTTTGATTGTCATGTTATGCCTCGATAAATTTGTTGTTTTCTATTTCGATACTGATATTGATTTGAATCGTTTTGTTGTGTGTTAATGGTATGCTCAAAATGTTGATTTCATTTCCGATGAACAACTGTGCGCATAGTTGCACAGTTGTCCATAGCGCTTTGATTTTTTGCATCTTAGTATCCCCGCATTCCGTTGCGTTGGCTTTTCGCCTATTATTTTTATGATTAATGTCGCAAATCCTAATGTGTCAGTTGTTAGGATTTGCGTGTACATGGTTTAAAGTTTTGCTACTAAAAATAAGCCGGTGTTCATGGCTCCGCGGACATTTTCTATTATGTCGCTGACTGCTGCTTCGTGGGTTACATGTGATTCGATGAGTTCGTACCACATTGTCAGTTGGCCTTCGCCAGTAATGCGGTAGCGAAATAGGGCGTCAAGTTTGTAGGCATCACCGTTTTGAAATAAGCGAACACCGATGGTGATTTGCTGCGGAATTTTTAGTTTTCCGCTTTGTCCTGCTTTACTTGAAATGGTTTCTTCGAAAACAAATTGTGTTTCGCCATTGTCGAGGCGGGTGCCAGATTTGAAATTCACTGTTTTGTTGCTTTCGAGGGTTTTTGTCATTTCGAGCATGTCAGCGCCGACTGGATCGATGATGGTTTTTTGGTTTTGTTCGATGAAGCGTGCGAAATTAACCTGACTCATTTCGCGTCCATCGTTTTCTTTCCAGTTTTTCCATTCTTCGGTCAAGGGGCAGTTGTATGTGGCTTTGTGGTCACGGTTATCGGCCTGGCCGCTGATTTTGTGGTAATCGATGGTGGCGAGAAATTTGGCTTTGTCGATGTCGCATTCGATTATTGAATCTTCGGTGGCAAATCGGTTGTAGTAGGCGATAAAACTTTCTACATCACCTAAAACTCGATTTGCTTCAATGCGTAATGGGCGTTCGAGCAGTTCTTTGTGTAGGTCGATTTTTAAATCTTTGTGATACATAAACGCAGGTATGCCGTTTATTTCGAGCTTTTCGAATTTGCTTGCTGCACCGGCTCTCATGCAGGTTTCTGCAATGTTTGGATTTTCCTGTTCCATTTAGTTTGCCTCCTGGGCGTTTTTAAATTGCGTTGGTTGATTGTTTGGAATTGTGGTGAATTCCAATGTTTGTTGATTTGGATCGTTGCGTTGCAAGTTGCCTTGCGGTGTTCCAAAGAAGATGGTTGATGCGGCTGGGAACTGAGGTATGTCGCCTTTTACATCGCCGCGCAGTTCGTATTGGCCGCTGGCGCGACCAATAGGTGCGACATTGATTTTGAGGGTTACGGAACCTTGTTTGCCAACTTCTCGTACGGCTTGTACGACCTGGCTAAGTAACTCGGATAGTTCGGATTGTGTGCGACCTTCACGTAGTTCTTTGACGGTGTGTTGGAATAGGTCTGGTCTGCATTGTGAATCTGGTGGTGTTCCTGGCATGTTTGTGCTCCTGAATTGTAGTTGTAGACGCAACAATCAAGAGAATAGTCCCAAAAAGCGTCTATGTCAACGCAAAATGCAACATTTCAAATCGAGGAATTTTGTGGTTGATTTTTGTTCTTTTGTAATTAGATCGGGATCATTGTGTGGAAATGCTAATTAGAAACGTGTGCAATTACTAGCACATCGGATTGTAATCCCCTTATTACAACTGGGACTATTCCGGTGACTTTGTATAAGCCCATGTCTAGATAAGAGTCGCGAGGGTAAATTTTATTAGAGTCTCTTTTTATTGCGACAGCTTCCAAGTCGTTTGAGTCTTCGAGTGTGTACACAATATAATTTGATAGAGCGCCACTCATTATCCACTCTGAATTTGAGCTGTATAATTTTTTATTCGTCCAAGCTAGGGGAGTACCGTCTCGGATATCGTCAATTAAGTTTATTAACCAGCCTCCATAGCCATCAAAGCCGAGTTCTTTAACTCTCTCAAGCATTAGCTCATGTGTTGTTCTTATGGGTTTATTTATGTTTGCTGGAGATGCAGAATTGGCAGTTTCGATGGTAATCGTTTCGATATTAAATTCGGGCGCTCTTGGTTGTTTTTCTGCGCACCCGAAAGTGATAAAAGTAATTAATAAATAGCAGTATTTTTTCATAAATGACCCTTATATTCTTATTTTAATATTCGCCTATGCTCAATGACCGGACCAATGAGTTTACCTGACTTGTTATTGACGAAGTTAAATTCAGGGTAGTCACTATTGCTTGGAGATAATATGACTTGAATGTTGCCATCTTCTTCATAGCCTTGTAATTTATATTTGGCTATAAGGTGCTGGTTTGGGTTGGTTAATTTTGCCAATATTGTGTCGCCTGGTTGAGATTCTAAGTCTGGGTCTATTATGACTATGTCTCCCTTAGTAATACTAGGTGCCATTATGTCGCTGGCAGCTATCAATGCAAATGTGTTGTTAGATACGTTTCGTTTTGCGGCTTCTTCCATGTATATATGTGCTGTTCCCGGTGCTGATTTTCCGATATTTGGTTCATTTAAAAGCGGGATTTCCGCTACTTTGTCGCCGTTTGAGGAAACTAAATGTGCTTCGTTAATTTTTGAAAAATATTCCGGGTTAATATCGGCGGGCGATAGCATGTGATTGATCGCGCCTAGTAAGTTGGGTATTTTTTCTAGTGGAATGCTTTCGCGGGCAAACCAGCTTCGGATGGTGCTTTCGCTTTCGTTCAATTTTGCGGCTAATTCCTTTGTCCCGCCACATATTTTCACGATTTGTTTAATTTTTTCCCAATCTGGTTTCATATTTTTACCTTAATGCGTTGACAATGTTGCATCATGCGTCTATTCTGTTGCATTATGAGCTGTGAAGTACAAAAATTAGCAACCAGGGCTATGCGGAAGGCATTTAGTGATGCTGGAAATATTAAGGCCTTGGCTGAGCGACTTGGTTATAGCTACAGCCGCGTGCGTAGTTGGTCTGCCCGTGGTTATGTTCCTGCGAATGAATGCAGAGCTGTTTCTAATGCGCTTGATCATTCGGTATCTGTATTAGCTCTGTTGGGTTGTGAGGATGTAGGAGCCGATAGTGCTTCAAACGTATCAAGCACCGGCCAAAGCACTGCCGCATGTTCTTGATCTGCGCGTTCAGCTTTGGCTTTGAGGTTGTTGATGAAGTTTTTTTTGCACAGGGGCGGTAGTTCGGCTGCTGCGTCTGTGAGTGAGCCAATAATAAAGTAGAGGTGGCGGCTGTCGTGTTCTAGTTCAGCTATCCGCTCAGTGGGGGTTTTGTTGTAAATTTGATCGGTCATAGGGTGCTCCTTCGTGACTACAATTTTTAACTTTGGCGAGTTTGATTGTAGCGCGTAGGCGCTCTCTTTTACAAATTAACCCATTGGAGGGGTTTGAGCCATGAAGCCTGTTACTCAGTTATTCGTACCCAGTGAAACTCGGACGATTACGATTTTGCGGCATGTTACGAATTTTTTATTTTCTACCTCTACTACGGATTCGGCTTTTGCGATGAGTGTGGTTGAGGTTTATCACCAGCGTGTACCCGTTCGGGCGGCGCGTATTTTTGATTTTCATGAAACCAATAATCCTGTTAAGGATATGAAGGCTAACACGCAGTTGGTGAGTCGCATTTTGAATCGTGTGACGCGCATGCCTGCGGATTTGGAGGAGGCGTTTGTTTTGGCGATGCCTGCGCCTTTTCGTGAGCCTTGTATGCGTGATTTAGCGGAGCGTTATGGTTTGTTGGCTGTGCATATTCCGGTTGCTGAGCCGAGTGAAGATTTGGCAAATTTGCAACGGATTTTAAAGGAAACGGGTGAGGCGATTACGGCGCTTGGGCCGATTTTGGCGGATGGCAAGATTGATTCGTCTGATGGTCCTTATGCAAAACATGCTTTGCAGCAAGTGCATGAGGCGCAAGCCGCGTTGCTTGAGATGAGTGTTCGTATTACGGCTATTCTGCCGGAAGATCAGGAGGTTGTTCATGGCGCAGGAGGGTGCAATGTCTCTCGCATTGGATGAGTCAGATGCGGTTGTTGATTTGTCTGTGGGTGATTGTGAGTTGTGTGGCTGGTGGAGTTCTGATTTGATTTTGCTGGTTTGTGGTTGTTGTCGTGCCAGGTACGGTTTGGATAAGGAGGTTGTTCATGAGTGATATTTTGATTGGGCTTGCTGGTCAGGCTGGGAGCGGTAAGGATACCGTCGCTGATTATTTAGCATCGGATTTTGGGTTTTCTCGTTTTGCGCTTGCAACGCCGATTAAGTCGCATTTGCATGGGGTTGTGGGTTTGTCTGATGAGCAGTTGGATGGTGATTTGAAAGAGGTTGTTTTGCCGGCGTTGGGTAAATCGCCCCGGGAAATGATGCAGGATTGCGGGGATTCGTTTCGGCGATATTTTGGTGATGATGTGTTTGTTTCGATTTTGTCTCGCCAGTTGGATTATGCGCGGGGTTGTTTTGCTTCTGGCTCTTTGCGGTATGGCAATTTGGGTGGGCCGGAGTTTAGTGTTGTTGTGACTGATTTGCGTTTGAATAATGAGGCTGACTGGATTCGTTCACAGGGCGGTACGGTTTTGCATATTGTTCGTGATGCGGCTGCTCCGGTGCGTGAGCATGTGACTGAGTGTGGTATTGCATTGCATCGTGATGATTTGCAGGTTGGTAATAACGGTTCTATTGATGATTTGCTTAAAAAAATCGATACGATTGTTTTGGATGTGTTTGAAGGGGATCGTGTTGTGCCGGTTTGTGATGGTGTTGACGAACGTGCGGTTGCATTCGGTGCGATATGACGCAGGCGCTTTACAATGATCCCACATTGGAAGCTGCGCAACGTTTGGAAATTCAGGAAAAGCGTTGTGATGTTTGTGAGCGTGCGATTTGGTTGTCTACGGGTGGCTCGGTTTGTTCGCAGGGTAAGAAGTTTCCTTTTTGTAAGAGTGATCGTAAGCATGGGTTTAGGTTGATTTCTTAATGGCGATTAAGCTGAATAATGCTGAGCTAGAGCGGTTGCGCGGTGTGCGTCATGAGGTGTTTGTGTTGTATGTGCGGTTGCGTGAGCGTATGGATTACGCGACGGGTCTTGTTGGGCAGCGTCACGGTTGTGGTGTGTCCTGGCAGGGCTTGCGCGAGGATTTGTATGTTGAGCCGCATAAGGGTTATGAGAGTGGTAGTCCGAGTAAGGATGCTTTGCGACGAATGGGGGCGGCGTTGGTAAGGTTGGGGTTGTTGCTTAATTTAAGTGTGGGAAAACGATTAATTTTTAAGTGTGTTTTGGCTGATGCGGATTATTCCGCAAAAAATAAAGCCGCCACTAAGCCGCCATACCCTGACACCATAGAAGCCGACACGTTGAAAACCAGTGAGCATGCGGGTTTAAATGGTGAAGCCGCCACAGAAGCCGCCATACCACAAACAGCAAAAGCCGCCACACATCCGGTATCCGGTAAAACAAATAATAACTCAACACGCGCGCGAGGTTCTGCTTTTCAATCGCCCATTGATGATTCGTTTCAAGTTTCGGCAGCTTTGGAAATGTTTGTTCGCTTAAAGTTGCAGCCTGATCCGCCTGATGTTGAATTGAATCGATTGTTGTTTATTGAGCATTTCAGTGGGTTGATTGATGAAACAACAAAAAAACCATTTGTGGCGGATGAAAAGGGAAAAGAGAAGCTTTTTCGAAAGTGGTTGTTACGCGCTAAGCTGATTCAGCAGCGTGATGAACAAAAGCGGAATATTTCGCCTGGGAATAAAGTTCATGAAAACAGTAGATCTTTGAGTGTCTTTGAAGAAATTGAGAAAGCGAATTCTGGGGCGAGAGATTCAGAAATCAATTCAATTATTGAAGGGGAGCATGCCAGTGAATAATATCGATAAGTCAGACATTGAATGGTTGTTTACAACTTTGATGCGTTTGGTTGGTGCGCTTAAATGGCGATCGCAAAATGGTGTGAAGGACGATGGCACCTGGTTGACGGTGTTGCGCGGGATGTCCAGAAATCAAATTGAATTGGGTGTTCGTCGGTTTACTGCGCTGTGTAATTCGAACAGCAGGGGAGAAGTATGGGCGCCAAGTGCTTTGGACTTCCGTGATTATTGTTTTCTCAGTGTTGCAGAATTGAATATACCTGGAGTTGAGGAGGCGTATAGCGATGCGGTTAATCGTATATGGGATCGCCATCCGATTGTTTATCTAGTGAATGAGAAAATGTCGAATTCAAGAGGTAAACCTGGTGCTTATGTGAATTGGCGATTGAAATCAGAGTCTGTGACACGGCCTTGGTTTGAGCGCATTTACAATAAATTTGTGGAGCGAGCGAGGAAAGGTGAAAAGCTTGTGTTGCCCATGCATATTATTCGAGATCATCGTCGTATTTTGGAGAATCAATCAAACAAAACATCGGTGGGCGTTAGTGTTCAGGCTAGCGTGCAAGAACATCTGAAAAAGATGAGAGCGAAGATAAACGGGGAGCCGCGTAAAACGGGTACGAATTAAATTTTTAACGTCACAGTTTGAGAGGGAAGTTACATGGCGGAAATTAGTACGGATATTTATCGAGCAGAGTTGGCAATGGAAAACTGGATGGCGTGGCAGAATGACAGTGTGTCATACAGACTAAATTTGGATGGATCATCTGGAAAATATCGGATGGTGTTTGTCAATGAGAAGGAAGCCTTGAAGATTGAGGGAATTTTATTGCGATTGAAAGCTTACAATCGAAATACGTACAAGGCTTTAGTGACATATTTTGAAAACAGGGATCATAAGTTCTTAAAATCTATAGCAGAAATGCTAAATATATGTGATGACACATTGCGTTCCAGAGTAGATTTTGGGCTGGAATACGTTGCTGGTGAATTAATCTAAATGAAAAAAATAAAAATAATGTTTGACGTCTTCGGCTTTTTTTACTATAAATTCATTAGCCTTGGCAAATTTGCGAGGCAAGAAACCCGAACCAGAGATGGCTCGGGTTTTTTTGTTTGCGCAGAAGCCTGTCGGCACACTGGCGAACAAGTTTTTTCATCCTCCTTGATCGGGCAGCTTTCCCTCCCTTGCTGCCCGTTCTTTTTCTGCAGCGCTAAGCCTTTTTATTTACAAAACAGAGAGTAAAAGTATGAATATGAGAAAGTATATTTTTTTAACTGGAACGTTAATTTCCTTATCGTGTTTATCAGTTGGTGGTGTTGTAGCTGATACGCTCGATGGTTACGTTACAAGTGATATATCTATTGCATCAGCTAATGCTGTAACAACAAAGGCTAGCGATAAGTCAACAAATGATTTATCTGTTGTGTTTGGTGGTGTTGATGGTGACGGTTTGGTTCGAGATATTGCGGTAATAAACTTGAATATGTTTGCTGATACAGGTGGTAGCAATATTTACCAGTCAGATAATCTAAAAAAGAATATTGAAAATATGGCATGCAATTCATGTCACGCAATAGATCGAAGTCAACCGGGTTAGGTTGGTCTTGATCAGAGAGCACTAAAGCCAGTCAACGCGACTGGTTTTATATTCTTGAGTTTTTGCAACAAGATTATGTCTTTTTCGGGGTCCCTATCATTTCACTCAGCCCCACGGGGGACGATGGCCGCGGAAAGTGGGTGGAATTTGAGTTTCCTATGGTCTCGGCATCAGGGTTTGGTGTAAGTGGTTTTTGTAAAAGTGCTTTGTAAGTGATTGTTATTTTTAATTAAATTATGAGTTTGTTTTTTACTATGAGGATTTTTGAAAAATAAGCCGAGAGTGGTGATTTTATGAGTGCTGATGTTGCGAGTATTCAAGATAGATATTTGTATAGCCTCTCGCAGCTGGCAACAATTTTTGGTATTGCTCGTGAAACTGTCAGTAAACGGTTGCAGCGACAAAGTGTTGTTCCGTCGGATGAGCGGCGAGGGCATCCGGTGTATCACATAGCCTCGGCATCACGTGCGATTATCGAGGGTGAAAATCCTGAGACGAATTTTGACTGGAATTCAAATCCAGAAAAAATGCATCCGAAAGATCGTAAGGACTGGTACCAGTCCGAAAAATTTCGCAAAGAGCTAGAAAAAGAAGACAAGATTACAATTCACAGTGCTGAGCATGAATTGGTTCTAAGTGATATTTTAAAAATTCAACTTCGGGTGATGGATACGCTTGAGGACATGCTTGAACGTGAAGGTGTTGAAGTTGATGTGTTGGCTAAGGTGAGTCGATCTGTTGATAAAGCCAAAAATGATTTAGCCGATAAGTTGGAAGAATATGAATTTAAGCGGGGTGACGTCGACCAATCCGAATCGGGGTAGATCGGGTTATGCCGATCCGGGTATTGCCGTTCGCAACCTATCTGCCATGGCGCGTCCACGGGCGAAAATCCATGTCAGTGAAGCGTCTGCAGAATACGTTTGGGTGAAAACGCCTGGTGGTGGTTATGATCGATGGAATCCATTGGTTGTTCCATCGCTGATTGAGCCTATGAACTTGCTCACCAGTAGGAAGTTTGAAGCTGTTGTTTTTGTGGGTCCTGCTCGCGATGGCAAAACACAGGCGTTAATCGATAACGCGTTGGCGTATGTGATCAAGTGCGATCCCAGTGACGCGTTTGTTGTGCAGATGACAAAAGCAAAAGCTGGAGATTTTGCCAAGTTGCGTTTGCAACGAATGATACGCAATAGTCCAGAGTTAAAGCGACAATTAAGCGGTCGTGCTGACGACGATAATGTTTTTCAGAAATTCTTCAAGAATGGCGCATTCATCAGTATTGGTTGGCCCACGGCTAATCAGTTTGCATCCAGTGAATATAAATATGTTTTCCTTACTGACTACGATCGTATGCCGCAAGATATTGGCGGTGAAGGTAGTCCGTTTGTGCTTGGCAAAAAACGAACAACCACGTATTTATCGCGAGGAATGACAGCGGTAGAATCGTCGCCGAGTTTTGAATTATCTGATCCATCCTGGGAGCCGAGTACATTACATGAAGCGCCTCCAGTTAAGGGGATTATGTCACTTTACAATATGGGTGATCGACGTCGTCTGTATTGGTGTTGTCCGCATTGTGATGAATATTATATGCAGGCTCCCGGGATAGAAGGGTTTGTCTTTCCGCATAATAAAGATTTGTTTGGTTTTACGGATTCAGAAATTCGCGGCGATGTCGGTGTGCTTTGCACCAATTGTGGTGCTGTTATTACTGAAAACTATAAACCTCAAATGGGTGAAAATTCGATTTGGGTTCCAGAGGGTGTCCACATTGAGCGCGAAGGCAAAGAATACGGTTTAGTTGGTAACGCCCGTCAATCAAAAATCGCGAGTTATTGGAAGTCAGGTGCTGCGGCAGCGTATCAAAATTGGCGTTCAATTGTTCAGGGATATCTAAACGGCTTAGTCACGTATGAAACTACGGGTGATGAGGAAGCACTGAAAACCGCAATTAATGTGGATATGGGTGCTGTGTATATCCCTCAACGGCTGGTGGATGGTGCTAGCAAGATTGCGTTAAAAGATCGGGCAGAGAAAATAACTGAACGTTATTACGTGCCGGATGAAGTGCGTGGTCTAGTTGCCACGGTAGATGTTCAGGGCGGAGAAAATCGTCGTTGGGATGTACAGGTGCATGGCATAGGTGTTGGCAACCAGAAATGGATTGTCGATCGATACAGCATTACCGATTCAAAACGTGCGCTGGAAAATGGCAAATTCGACCGTGTAAATCCCGCTGCTCACATTGAAGACTGGAATTTAATAACTGAGAAAGTTGTCAATTCAACATACAAGCTCGGTGACGGTCGTGAAATGCGAGTGTATCGGGTTGGTATTGATACCGGTGGTGAGGCTGGTGTAACTGAACGGGCCTATGAGTATTGGCGAAGTTTACGGATGAATCATTTATCCGATCGCGTACGGCTCGTAAAAGGTAGAGATGGTTTAGAGCAACCAAAGGTTAAGTTATCTTATCCAGATAGCACGAATCGTAAAGATCGTAATTCAGGCGCTCGTGGTGATGTGCCAGTGTTGATGCTCAATACCAACAAAATTAAAGACAATTTACAAAACGATCTTGAGCGAGAAATATCAGGTCCTGGTTTCATACATTTTCCGGACTGGCTGCAAGACTGGTTTTATAAAGAACTGCAAGCAGAGCAACGTGGTGACGATGGCAAGTGGTTTAAAATACGTTCCAGAAATGAAGCGTGGGATTTGCTGGTTTACTGTTACGCATTGCTAATTGAATTGGGCATTGTTAATACCCGAATTGATTGGGATAGGCCGCCAAACTGGTTAAAGCCCTGGGATGATAATTCTGAGGTGATTACGCGTGAACAACGTATAGCGTTGCAGGATGACAGTAAGGCGCTTGCAAAAAAACGGGTTCCACAAAAACGACAAACAAGGTTTCGATTTAATTAACTTTCGGTTTTATAAACATGGCATTTACTCAATCAGATTTGAACGCAATAAACACGGCTATTGCCAGTGGTGTATTGGAAGTTGAATTTGAGAATGAACGCACTAAATACAATTCGATTGGTGAGCTGATCAAGGCAAAAAAAGCCATTCAGGCTGAGTTGGATAGTGTTGGTGGTGTTCGAAGACCCTTGGCTGTTGTTAGTCGCTATAAGCGGAATCTTTAGGTATGAATCAAACTAAACAGGTTTTGCGTTGGCGCGGTGGTCAACTTGTGAATCATGCTGCTGCACCGGCTTATAACGGGGCAAGTCAATCCGTACGGTATGCATCCTGGAACGCGCCAAGCTCTGGGCCTAATCGGGCATTGTTGGCAAACTTGCGAGTGTTACGAAATCGTAGTCGTGCTGAGGTGCGAAATAATCCCTGGATCTCTCAAGGCATTAGTCGCCTTGTTTCGAATGAAATCGGTGTGGGCATTACGCCACGGTCTCGGGCAAAAAATCAAGAATTGCGCGAAGCGTTAAATAACCTGTGGTCTAAGTTTGCCGTTGAGGTTGATTCGGATGGTGTATTTAACGTTTACGGTATGCAAGCGTTGGCGGCTCGTAGTCGTCGAACAGCGGGTGAAGTATTTTTCCGTCGTCGTCGTCGCAGTTTGGGTGATGGTTTAACGGTTCCTTTGCAAGTGCAAATTCTTGAGGCTGATTTTGTGCCGCTGGAATTGAACAAGAAACTGAACAACGGGAACCGAATTGTCGCTGGTGTTGAATTTGATTTGATTGGTCGTCGCGTGGCGTACTGGATGTTTCGAGATCACCCGGGCGAATCTAGTGGTTTTGATTTCAATAAACTTGTGCGGATACCTGCGGGTGATGTGATTCATCATTTTGAGGCTAAGCGACCAGGGCAGGTTCGTGGTGAACCGGATACCGTGCAAGCGTTACCCAAAGCGCATGATTATGACGAATATGACGACGCGGAATTAAAGCGTAAAAAAGAACGTGCGCCCTATACAGGATTTATTTCGCGTAACGAACATCCGGAGGATCACAAGTACGATCCAATCACCGGCGCACCTATTGGTGATGAGGATGAAGGTCCACCGACGGTTGATGTGCAGGGTGGAACGATTCTATCGGGTTTACCTGGTGAAAATCTTACCTTGTTTGATGGTGACAATACCGGTGCCGGTTATGCGGAATATCAGTGGTTAGCGAAAAGTGCAATTTCAGCTGGACTAACGCTGCCCTATGAAATTATGTCTGGCGATTGGTCCCACGTTAATGATCGGTTGGTACGTGCGATAAATAATGAATTTCGTCGTCAAATTCGAATGGACCAACAGCATTTGGATATTCATCAGGTTTGTCGTCAACTGCGAATATGGTTCATTGAAGGCGTTCAATTTCTCGGTTTGACTTTGCCGGGTTATGCGGAAAACTTTGATGAATATCACGCGGTGGAATGGCAACCGGAAGCGTGGGCTTATACGAACCCTGAGCAGGATGTGAATGCCAAACTTAAGGCTATTGAAGGTGGTTTAACCAGTCGTCAAGCTGAAGTGGGCCAGTTGGGTCGTGAAGTTGAAGAGGTCGATCGACAAAACGCGGAAGATGAGGCCAGAATAATTGAAGAACGAAAAAAACAGAATTTAGACACTATTAACAACGAGGCCGCTTAAGCGGCCTTTTTTATTTTACGGAGAGTACAAATGTCCTGGTTTACGATGATGAATGGTGAAGGTTCAAAGCCTGCCAAAATTGACATCTTTGGCCCGATTGGATCTAAAAATTGGTTTGATGATTCGGGTGTAACGTTGAGTGAATTTAAACTCTCCTTGGATGGTCTGGGTGATGTGACCGAAATCGATGTGGATATCGTAAGTGAAGGCGGCATTATTTCAGCGGGTGTGCCAATGTATAACCTGCTTCGTAATCATCCTGCAAAAATCAATATGCGTGCGGTTGGTGAAGTGTCTTCAATTGCATCCGTGATATTTTTAGCGGGCGATACGCGAACCATGCCTAGCAATATTGTCAGTCTCATTCATGACTTGGGTAGTGTTTTGATGGGCGTGTATAACTCTGCAGAGTTGACAAAAATTATCGAAAATATGGGTGTCACACGTGAATCCATTTTAAATATCTATGAAGACAGACTAAATATTTCGAGAGATGAAATACACGAAATAATGAAGGCTGACACATTGATGACAGCTGACCAGGCGTTAACCTGGGGTTTTACCACTGAGACAGCTGAACCCATGGAAATGGCGGCATCGGCTGAAATGGTAATGTCTGATCATAAAAATTTGGTCCTAATGGCGCAATACAAAGCCAGTCAAACAGAAATATCATCATTAAAAGATCAGCTGGCAGAATATCAAAAACCACCAATGGTTGCTGAGGCCACACGTGTCATTGAGCTGTGTGAGTCAAGAGGTTTAGAATCTTATTCTGCGCTTATGATCAAAAACAAATTCACGGAAAACGACGTTACTCAGCGTTTAGAGTTAATGAGTAAGGTTAAAGATGTCTGTATGGCGGCTAAGGTTCCCGTGGATGCTGTGCTGAAACATATTAACAGCGTATCAGATATGGTGCGTGTTGGTATTAATGAGGCACTGGCTGCAGCGGATGTGAATATCGATGGCAGTTTGCCGATGGGTGGTGAAGGTGGTCAATCTTCGGTAAAAGTTATCAATCACAACAAAATTTATTCTCAACGTAAATCGTAAAAAGGAAAAACTATGTCGTTAACAAAAGTTACAGAAGGTCGCCATACAGGTGAACATATTATATCTGAGGTTGCTGGTTTATCTCGATTTGGTGCGGTTATAACTGCCATGTTGTGTGTTGTAGGGCAGGTTATGGGGCGCGTATTGTCGGCGACTGTTACAGCGGCCGGTGGTAATACGGGTGACGGCGCTATGGGTGCTGTGACATTTGGTGCCTTAGCAGATATTGGTATCTACAAGTTGGTTTGTATTGCTGCCTCGGCGGACGCAGGAACTTTTCAAGTATTTCGACCCGATGGTTCATTGCTACCTGATTTGACGGTGGCAACAGCGTATGCGGGTGATCATTTGAATATGACGCTGGCCGATGGTGCGGCTGATTTTATTGTGGGTGATTCGTTCACGATTGAAGTAACGGCTGATAAATACACGGCACATGATCCGGCAGCAACTGATGGATCGGCAAGGGCTGTGGGTATTCTATATGGTCAGGTTGATGCAAGTGTAGCTGATGCAAACGGTGTGATCAGTGATCGCTTGACTGAGGTACAGGGTGATTCGTTAACGTGGAAAACGGGAATTTCGGCGGCTGATAAAGCGGCTGGTATTGCGGCAATGGCAAAACAAAGTCTGTTTATTCGTTAAGAATAAGTTGTTTTTGTAGAAATTATATTTTAGGAGCGAATAGATATGGCAGAGTTAAATATTTTTGAAAATGATGCGTTTGGCGTACAAACTTTAGTAGCGTCGATAAACGAATCACCAGAAGGACAAAATGTTCCTTCATCGGTAGATGGGTTGTTTCAAGAAGATGGTATTACCACTACAGTGGTTTCGATCGAAAAAGAGGGCGAGACATTAGCGTTGGTTCCTGCTAAAGAGCGTGGTGAGCCGGGTGCTACTTATGCGAAAGGTAAGCGTGAAAAAATTCCGTTCCAAACAGTACATTTACCTCAAATGGGTGGACTAGACGCGGATGAAGTTTTAAAGGTCCGTGCTTTTGGTTCTCAAACCGAGGAAGAGGCGGTAATGAATGTGGTTAATCGTGAGCTTCGTCGTATGCGTCGTCGCCTGGATGCAACTATTGCATTTCAACGTATTTGTGCGATCAAAGGTATTGTTTATGATGCTGATGGTTCAACTCCTTTGCTTGATATATTTAATCGTTTTGGTTTATCGCAACAAACTTTGGGTATGGCGTTAGGTACACCAGGTACCAAAGTGCGAAACAAGGCTGTTGCAGCAAAAAGAATGATTGAAGATAATATTGGCGATGCGGGTGTGATCTCTGGATATACCTCATATTGTGGGCGTAACTTTTTCGACGCGTTTGTTTCTCACGCTGATGTTGAGGCTGCCTATGCGCGTTGGCAAAACGGCGAAGCATTGCGAAGTGATGTCCGTGAAGGGTTTGTATTTGCGGGTATTACCTGGAAAGAATATTACGGCAAAGTTGGTAGTGTTACTTTTATCGGGGCTGATGACGCGTATCTTGTGCCAGAAGGTGTTGATGATATGTTTATCACACGTTTTGCACCGGCTAATTACATGGAAACTGTAGGAACCATGGGTCTGCCATATTACGCAAAACAAGAAATGCGCAAGTTCAATAAAGGTGTTGATTTGGAAGCTCAGTCAAATGTGCTTAATTTAAACACCCGTCCTCGCGGAGTGATTAAACTCACTAAAATCTAATGATTGATTACGAACGACACTTCGCTGTCAGCCTGGCGGTGCATGGTGAAATAATCCAAACACCTGTGGGTGACATGCGAGGTATCGTTCGTATTCGTCGTGAAGATGAGGTTTTGAATTCAAAAAGCAGTATTGAGCTTGACATGGATCACTCGCGATTATCGTTGAGCGAGGAAGATGCTGCATTGCTGCAGAAAGGTCAAAGTATTACAGCACGGGGTAAAAGTTACGATTTAGGTAAGCCGATTCCACGTAATAGCCATGTTCAGTTTTTGTTGGTGGATACACAGATAAACAATCCGTCGCAAGGTAATTGGAAATAGTGGGTGTTACCCGGCAGACTGATTATTTAACTTTTTCAATTGATGATTCTGAGTTAGATAAATTTAAATATGCCTTAAATTCCGCGCAAATTGATCGTGCGCGTAAACGTGCGGCAGATGAAACAGCGCAGTGGTTGATGACTCGTTTGGTACGACAAGTTAGTACTAACATGGGAATCAAACAAAAATTATTACGTAGTCGTATTAGGCGGTTTTCATCAAGTCGTGATCCTCAAAAAAAGCGCAGTGCGGCTTATGTCTGGTTCGGCCAATACAATATAGAACCAAAGCGTACAGGGCGGATTGAAGACTTTGCGAAAGGCGCGTTTGGTGGTGAGTTTTTTTTTGATGGTGGATTTGTAGCAAAAATGCCATCTGGCCATGTTGGAATATTCAAACGTAGAAACCAAAAGCGATTAAAGATTGATGAGCAATATATTGAGATCAACCAGGTTGTAGATGAAACGCTTGCTCGGTTGATTCCCAGAGCAGAAAAAGAACTGATTCGAAAAACGGATCAAAAGATTCGTTTTGAGATGGAAAAGGTATTGGGCAAATAAATGGAAGTTGATATTGAGCAATACCATGATGCCATTATTAACGCATTGAAGCTTGAGTTCGCCAGTCGTGTGAATACGATTGATCGTTATGAGCCAAATCAAGAAAACCCGATTGATACGCCGGCTATCTTACTTGAAATGGAATATGCCGATGAGGGCTTTGATCAGGGTGACGACAAAATTCCTTTATCATGCAAAATGACGTTGCATGTATTGCTTGGCAATCAAACGCCAAATATCAAACTTGAAATACGTAAGTTTGCGGTTCAAGTATTTGTTTTAGTGCGTAGTAATCAATTTGGTTTGAGTGATGTTGAAATACCATCTGGTTTGAACATGGGGCCCGGAGATTTTAAAGTTGGTAAACATGGCTATGAAGGTTGGTTTATCAGTTGGGATCAAAATATTTTTCTCGGGTCTTCTGTGTGGGAGCCGACAGGTTTTGTGCCTCAAACCGTTTTTGTTGGTCATTCTCCAGATGTGGGTATTGATCCAAATACTTATGATGAGGTTACGGAGTGAGTGCGCCCGATAAAATGCCGGTTGATGCGCAGTGCCGCATTGATGGTTTGTATTATAAGATCGGTTTACACGGTAGAGCCTTTTATTGGTGTGGCTCCGAATGGTTTAGTAGCGCAAAGAGCGTGAGCGTGGTTACTCGTAATATTACTTCTACAGAGCATTCATTGGCGAATCCCTAATGCAACAACTTCTTGAATTAGCCGCACGCGTTGCAGACCTGGAACGTCAAATTCTCAATGTGATGAGAATTGGCACGATTGAATCGATTGACTATACAGCTGCATTAGCCACGGTTCGACTGGAACCCGATTTGATAGTCACGGACATTACCTGGACGACGCGTAGAGCACACGGTGATGTTGAATGGTGGGCACCCGAAGTGGGTGAGCAGGTTGTGGTGTCATCGCCAGGTGGTGAATTATCTCAGGCAGTAATTGATCGATGTCTTTATCAAAACAGTTATCCAGCGCCAGAATCACTGGAAACTGTGCATAGTGTAACGTATGCAGACGGTGCAATCATATCATACGACCGTGAAAATTCAGTTCTCAGTGCGATATTGCCCGCTGGTGCGACCGTGGAGCTCACAGCAGATGGTGGGATTAACATTGCCGGTGATGTGAGTGTAACGGGTTCAATTAGCGCTACAGAAGATATAACTGCAGCGGGTGAAATTAGCGATACTGATGGCGAGTTAAGTCGCTTACGTACAAATTATAATAGTCATAAACATGTGGGTAACCTGGGTAATCCAACAAGTCCGTCGGATAGTTTGGATCAGTAGTGTATTTAATCTCGGAGGTGCTGACATGGCCTGTGATAAATGCGTTTTACCTTACTCGTATCAAGAATTATTTGAACTTAAAACGTTGCACTCGTTGCATAAAGAAAACCTGCGAAAAGCAACGGAAGAAATGCACAGGCGTGCGATTAAGCTAGGTCGGTTTGAAGAAAAATATAAGCGAATATTATGACACTAAATGCAAGTAGTGGTGCCAGTGCTGCCAATAGTGCGTTACAAGCTCAGATTACAAAGCTTGAAAATAATCAAACGCTAAAAAGCCCTACTGATATGGGTAAGGATTTTGCGGCTGCGTATCACGACTATGCGAAATCCAGTATTTTGCCAGGGGCGGATATGTCGGCAGGTGGCACTTTGTCAATTCTGGAGTCTGCATTTGTTAGTGATAACACCAGCGGCATGGCTGCTCAAATTGCGCAGGGGATTTGTGATTACTGGTCTAGCTTCGCTGTGCCTGGTGTTCCTGCTCACGGTGGCACTAGCGTTGTTTCTGTGGTGGTTGATGGGGCTAGTGTCATTGCGGCAATGACAGCGGCAGTACAAAGTTTGATTACCGACGTAGAGCAAGCCGATGGTTGGCTTAATCTATATCAAGATACAGAAGCTGTTGTGAAAACGATTCCATGTGTCATTACTGAAATGATACCAGGTACTCCTCCGGTACCGACTCCATTTCCTGAAACCATTAGTTAAAGGCAGATTATGAAAGACTATATTGTACAAAAAGATTTTCATCATGACGGTAAATTCTATCGGGCAGCTACTGAAACAAGCCCTGCTGATGAAATATCATTAAATGATCGACAGGCGAGAAGTTATCGAATTGGCAATTTTATTAGTGAAAAATCGATTGCTACTACAGTTGTAGAGTCTGTCGAGCCGGTGGTAGATACAATTCCTGATACCGTTGAAGTTAAGGAAGTATTAAAAAAAGACATGGCTACTAAGCCAAAACTGGTAAAGAGCGATCCATCAAAACAAACGCGTCATTCAAAATCGAAAGTCGACTAATTCATGCGTGGCATGTCTCGTACCACGGGTAAATATCTCGAAGGTCTGGATCACGCAGAACAACGCCTGATTGATGTGCTCACAACCTCAAAAGTATCGCGGGTGATGAATCGCGAATATGGCGCGGGGCTTATGGATCTGGTTGATAAGAATGTCAACGAATCCTGGGTTGTGCAGGCCAATGCAGCTGTTGCGGAAGCGATTAACAATCCGGTGAACGGTTTAAGTGACTTGCGATTGGTGAGGGTAGTTTTAGAAAAGTTTACTGATAGTAATATTGAAGTGAATGTTGAGGCGGACTATTTGCCAACGCAAGAACGTGTTTTATTTAACGGGATTAATATCAGCGCATGAGTACACCCATAGATTTATCAGCCTTACCAGCGCCGGAAATTATTGAACCTCTCGATTTTGTAACGATTCGCGATGCCATGCTCACTGATCTTAGGGTGCGTGATTCGTCTTATACGGCGCTGGTGGCCAGTGATCCGTTGTACAAATTCATTGAAGACGTTGCTTATCGTGAGTTGTATTTGCGACAGCGGATTAATGATGCTGCCTCTGCGGTTATGCTGGCTCATGCTGTGGGTACGGATCTGGACAACTTAGCTGCATATTTTAATGTGCCGCGCTTGGTCATTGATCCAGGTAACCCTAATGCGATACCGCCAGTTGATCCAACATATGAAGCGGATAGTGATTTAAGAGCACGAATATTGTTGGTGTTTGATAGTAACAACACAGCAGGCTCGGCTAATGGCTATGCTTATTATGCAAAAACGGCAAGTGGTAGTGTAAAAGATGTCCTGGTTAAATCGCCCAGCGCGGGAAATGTAACTGTCAGTATCCTATCCACAACGGGTGATGGGGTTGCTGATGGTGCATTGGTTTCCTTAATTGATTCTGCGTTGACCGCTGATGATGTTCGCCCATTGACAGATAATGTCACGGTGCAAAGCGCAACAATTGTTAATTATTCTGTGACAGCTCAGTTGTATGTTTACAGTGGGCCTGATCAAACAGAAGTGTTGTCAGCATCTCAGGCATCAGTACAAGCTCACGTTGACGCAATGCATAAGATTGGACGTGATATAACTTTGAGCGGCTTGTATGCGGCATTGCATGTGTCTGGCGTGCAGCGAGTGGTGATGTCTCTGCCAGCATCAGATGTGGCTATCACTGATGAGCAAGCAGGATATTGCACAGCTAAAACCATCACAATCGCTGGAATTGCAGAATAATGTCTTTATTACCATCAAACGCGACTTTAATGGAAAAAGCCTTTGATGAAATGTTGCAGACCAGGATTAGTGATCTTGCAATAGAATCTCGGCATCTCTGGAATCCAGATTTATGTCCAGCGGGATTGCTGAGTTGGTTGGCGTGGTCCATGGGTGTTACTCATTGGGATGGTACCTGGTCAACCGCTGTTAAGCGTCAAATGATTAAGGACAGTGTGCAGTTACGTTTTAAAGCAGGCACAGCCTGGGCAATTGAAACGGCCATAAAAAATATCACAGCTCATGATTCTGTATTCTGCCATGAGTGGTTTGAATACGAAGGAAGTCCATATCATTTTACATTGAATATCGATCTAGCTGGTGCGACGCCGGGCCAGGCGTTGTCTGAACTTGTTAATCAATTGATTGCGGTTTACAAAAATGCACGCAGTGAATTGGATAATGTTTATTTTTTTGAAGCGCAGCAAAGTCCTGCTTATGTAGGGGTGCAGGTAATGCATGGCGGCGTGATAACTATTAAGGCACAATAAAACGCGATGGCTTACTTTGTAATTTTAACTGACATAGGCGTAGCAAAATTTTCTGCAGCATTAGCAGCCAGTAGTAGTTTACAAATAACCGATATGGTGTTGGGTGATGGTGCGGGTAGTCCTATAACGCCATTAGCAACCTGGACCTCGTTAACTAACCAAATTTGGCAAGGTACAATTAATCGAGTTTATCAGTCGCCGGATGAAGTCGACGTGTTTGTTGCAGAAGGACAGGTACCCAAAACTGATGGTGGCTGGACAATTCGCGAAGTGGGTTTGCTAGACGGTGCGGGTGATTTAATCGCAGTGGGTAGTTTTCCGGAAAGATATAAGCCGCTAGAGTCTGAGGGTGCTTATGAGGATACGTATATTCGAGCGGAGTTCAAACAAAGCAATACTAGCACCGTAACGATTGTTGATAACCCCAGTGCAGTGATGGCTACACGACAATATGTAGATGAAAGCGCTGCGAGTATAATGAATTCACATCATCCTTACTATTTATATTTGGCGCTCGGTATTTTACCGAAATTTCCAATGGGGAATGAAAAAAAATTAACGATTTCACCGCCAGCGGCTGGTGCGTCGTATGGCAAAGAATTGTCAATGTCTGCAAGCGGAAAACATGTCGCAGTGTATGGGTCTAAAACAATCCATGTGTTAACACGGGGTAATGATGGTGTTTATGTTGTGCAGGATACGATTGTGCAAGCAAATATCACCTATGGACCGATAAAGATATCGGGTGATGGAAGAACAATAGCGAAGTGTGATAACAATGTAAGTCCAGATTCGGTTGACATCTATTACAAGAACAGTGCAGGGATCTGGAGCTTGCAGCAGCGAATTAGTAATCCGGGGGCTTTTGCATTCTTTGCGGAAGATATTGAGCTTTCGGCCACTGGCAGAAAATTGATCATTAATTCAATTATTGAAGATGATGGCGCTGTCATTTCTGCGGGTGCTGTGTATGTCTTTGAGCGTGATGATGCAGGAGTATGGACTCAATCTCAACGTATTGTAGCTGATACGCCGATTGCTGGTGAGGGCTTTGGTAGTAGCTTGGCTTTGTCTGCAGATGAATCGACACTCGCTATTGGTGCAAAATACCATGACGGGACGCTAACGGGCCAGGGTGCGGTTTATGTTTTAACGCTAAACTCCGGGGCTTATGGCAGCGAAACTCAGTTGATATTAGCGACACCAGGTACTAGCGATGAACTGGGTGATAGTGTCTCATTGTCAGCAACAGGTGATACATTGTTGGCGTGTGCATCGGGTGATGCGGCTGACAAGGGTGCAGCAATTATTTTTGATCGTGATGGCGCTGGTGTATGGACAGAAAATACAGCATTGGTTGGTGCTGATTCGGTTGCCGGTGATCAGATCGGGTTGAAATGCAAGATTTCTGCAAACGGCAAAGTGGCGTTAATCGCTTCGGAATTGGCGGATGTTGGTGCGAATAATTGGCAGGGAGCTGGTTACTTGTTTCAATGTGATAGTGCTGGGACGTGGTCGCAAGAAGTTAAACTGATTGCATCAGATGGCGCGGCAGATGATCGATTTGGTGTACGTATTGAGATGAGTGCAGATGCAAACTTGGTTTTAATGGGTGCATATAAAGCAAATGTTGGTGGTAATTCAATTCAGGGTGCCATGTATTCCTACCATCGAATATAAACAGTTAAAACATTTATAAACAGGAGCCAGTCGGCTCTTTTTTTTCGCCAGAAATAAATTAAAGTGGTTAACAACAGGAGATAGTAATGACATTTTTGCACGGCGTAGAGGTGATACAAATCAACAAGGGTGTGCGGCCAATACGTGCTGTGCGTGCGTCTGTGATTGGTCTGGTAGGTACTGCTCCAAAAGGCCCAATAAATGTGCCGACATTGATTACTGGATCACGAGCGGAAGGAATCACTCAATTTGGATCGAGTGTGGGAACAATACCTGATGCGCTTGATGGTATTTTTGATCAAGCCGGTGCAATGGTGGTTGTGATTAATGTACTTGATCCAGCGGTTCATAAAAAAGCTATCGCCGCAAAAAATTATACGTTTGATACCACAACTGAAAAGTTAACCGTTGATGAAAAATATGTATTAAGTCCGGTGGTGAAAACTACGGATGATGTGACTACCTATGTGCTAGACACGGATTATACGTTTGATAGTGATACTGGTGTTTTCACACGTTTAACTACTGGGGCAATTGCGGCCTCGGGAACGGTAAAAATTAATTACGATGTGCCGGATGAAACGGCTGTCAGCAATAGCGATATCATTGGTGCCATTGATGCAACAACGGGAAAATACACTGGATTAAAAGCATTACTCTCCGCTGAAAGTGATGTGGGTGTACAGCCTAAGATATTGATTGCGCCAAGCTTTACGGGTGTAGTCGTAAAAACGGGTGATGTGGTTACGGGTGTGCCAGTAACGACCGAAATGGTGTCCATTGCAGACTCATTACGTGCAGTCATTGTTGCCGACGGACCAAACGGGAATGATGCCAATGCCATGGAATATCGTGGTTTGTTTGGTAGCAAGCGAGTGTACGTGATTGATCCCTGGGTGAGTGTTCTTGATGAGACTGGCGCGGTGGTGGCTGAATCAGCAAGTGCCCGTGTCGCAGGCGTAATTGCGCGTAACGATGCTGATGCTGGATATTATACATCGCCTAGTAATCAGATTATTAACGGCATCATCGGTACGACGCGAGCTATTGATTTTACACTTGGTGATGCAAATTCACGTGCTAACTTATTAAACGAAAACGAAGTCGCAACCATCATTCAAAAAGATGGTTATCGCTTGTGGGGAAATCGCACTTGTTCCGGTGATGCGAAATGGGCGTTTTTGTCACATGTGCGACTCGATGACATTATTATGGAAAGTATTCTACGCGCCCATATGTGGGCAGTGGATAAAAACATTACAAAAACTTACGCAGCCGATGTGTCGGATGGTGTTAACGCGTTTCTGGCTCAGTTGCAAGGTGTAGGCGCAATTTCTGGTGGTAACTGTTGGTATGATGAAGATTTAAATACAGCAGCCACTATGGAAAATGGTCAGGTCTATTTCAATGTGGATTATGGTCGTTATGGGGTGGCAGAAAATGTGAAATTTCGGGCTGCTGTAAACAGTGATTATACCATCGATCGATTAACGGCATAAACGAACAGCAGCATAAAGGAGTTTGTAAAATGGCAACACCAGAAATTTTGAAAAATTTTAATGTCTTTGTTGATGGGCTTGGTTACGCGGGTAAAGTCACCGAAGTTGTTCCTCCGAAATTGACAGTTATTACAGATGAGCATAAAGCCGGTGGTATGGATGCAGGCATTGATATTGATATGGGTATGGAAAAACTTCTGTGGGAATTTACCACGGCAGAAATGTCAGCATCGATTCTAAAGCAATTCGGCATAATAAAAGGCGCAAATATTCCTCTAACACTTCGCGGTGCTGTCCAGGGTGATGCTGGTGTGGTGGTGCCTATTGTGATTAATAGTCGCGTGATGATTGTTGAAGTTGATAAAGGCACCTGGAAGGCGGGTGAAAAATCTCAAATGAAAGTGAGCCTTTCATCACGAGCATATAAAGAGACACATGCTGGGGAAGTATTGATTGATATTGATGTGGACAATATGACGCGCGTGATTAATGGTGTTGATCAACTGGCCGATCAGCGTGCCGCGATTGGTTTGTAAAATAGTCAATACTTTGTTGTAAGTAGCGGCCGCTTTAAGCGGCTTTTTTTATGTGAAAATTGATGGGTGATTGTATGTCAAAAGCGTTAGTTGAATTTGGTGATTTAGACGGTGGTGATAAGACAGTTGACAAAGATAATCCATTGCCAGCGGAATCGCCAAAGTCAACAACACAAGTGTTGGTGACACCAAGTAACGACACAGTATTAGCGCCAACTCCGAAAAAAATCCGAGTCGAAGGAGTAGGAAATATTGCGCTAGTTGGTGTTGGGGATGATGACTCTGCAGTGCAGATATGGAGTATTGCAGGAATGGAAGTGATTGACGAAATTGAGGTTAAGAAAGTCATGGCAGCGGGCACTGATTCTGGCAATTTGAAAATTATTGGGTTGTATTAATTATGTCAATGCCGTTCGTTGGTAAACGTAATAAAAAACGTGATAATGTGGTTCTTGCTGCGCCTTTGACGTATTTTTCTACAGCTGTTCGCGGTCAATTATCATCGATCAATTGCTCAAATCCAGCCACAGTTGATTATTTAGGTAGAAAAAAAACATTACATGATAATGAATCGGCTCATTTCGGGGCTAGAGCTGAAGATAATTTATTAGCGGGTATTTGCTCAAGTAACGATATCAACGATGGAAAATGGAGTGCAGTGAATAGCGCGACCATTATTGATCAGACTACGTTTACAACCGGCGATACAACATCATACATTAGAGTACCTCAATTAGGTCAGCCATTAGCCGCTGGTGAGTCAATTGTCGTTAGAACAAAAATAAGAACAGATAGCGAGACAGCTGGAATTCGTTACAAGATGACCGAATCAGACGGCTCAACAACAGCTGGTTCATATGTAGTAATAGGGACAACTAAGAAAATTTTTTCTCAGGAATTAACAGCGGTCGGTGATGGGATAGATCTTTGGATCTGGATACAATGTGATACATCCGGCGTAACCATCACAGTAGAAGATATTGCAGTGCATAATACAACTGGTGAAACCGACACCTCACTACCGCCTGAGTTTATCAGTGCAAATGTTGGGTTGGGAAGTGAGTTAGTTAGCAATGGCACGTTTGATAGTAATATCGATGGGTTTAGCGCTAATGATGCAGAAGCGGTAGTCTCTTGGGACTCAGGCACTATAAAAGTTTTCAATAGCGATGCATCAGTGTCAGAAGCAAGAACAACTATCAACACAGTTGTTGGTCATCAGTACATATTTAAAGTGGATTATATTAAGGATATAGCTGGCGGCGTAGTTAGACTTGGTTCATCAGCAGGTATTAATGATGTAATGGATTCGGGCAATATTTCAGAAACACAAACATATGTTGCAATATTTACAGCAACATCATCTGTCACACATATTTCACTGAAAACCAATTCCCCAACAATAAATTTATATACAAATTGGGATAACCTATCTGTGAAAACACTATCACATAATGTGGGTGGAAACGGGATTAAATGTTTTTCAACAACCAAAAAACACATTAATGTAAATTCAAAAAGTGAAGTGAGTTATACAGATTTTAATCACCTAGAAGTTCATTGTTGGGGTGATAGCATGATAGGCCAGGGTTCGCCAAACACATTGTATTCTATGGCCGAGGATTATTTTGACACTGCATACAATGGTGGAGTCGGCGGCGAAACATCGACACAGGTTAAAGCTAGATTTGATGCTGATAGCAATAAATCGACAAGAGCGCAAATCATATGGGCGGGTCGAAATAATTACGGTGATCCAAATCAGGTTATCGCTGATATTGAAGCAATGATCGCAGATATTCCACATAACAACTTTATCATTGTATCGGTATTTAATGGTGATTACGGAGGTTACGATATACCTGGTGGCCCAGGCTACATAAACATGACAACGATCAACGATTATTTTAATACTAATTATCCTCAACATTACGCTGATGCTAGAACAGAAGTTGTCAATAGTTATGATCCGCTACAAGCTCAGGATGTTATAGATTTTAACAACGATACACCACCAGCATCTTTACGCGTAGATCAATTACATTTAACTAGTGCAGGTTCGTTGATTGCAAACAATAAAATATTGGAAGTGCAACAATCATTAGTTAACTATCAAACTCAAATTGATGAAGGTGACTTGAAGGGTTTACAGTGTGCGCCGGGATCAACAAATAAATGTACTAATTATAATCTTAATCCAGATTCCGCACTTACGCTGATTGGCGTTGAAAGTGGAACAGGGACACTCTCAAGAGTTATTGATAACACTAATTTAAGTGCAGACTTAGATGGTGAGCTAGATTTGGCGTGTAACAGTGGTTATGTTTTTAAATACGTAGCTTCTGCGGATAGTGTGATTTTGTTTTATGGGTCGTGCAACAACACTAACATACACACAGGGTCGATTTACGCGAAAATTTCAGGGGGAAATGGCGAGTTGAGATTGGCGACAATTAAACTCGCGGATATAACATCACCAACATATAAACGTGTGTGGGGCACTTCTAACCCACTATCTTCAGTAAATATTTTAAAACTATTTGTGCCCGCCGGAGAAACTGCGCATTTTGTTGGCAATCAATTGGAAGAATTACCATTTGCTACATACCCCATAGAAACACTGGGCGACACTGGTTCGCGTGGACCAATGGTTTACGCATATGATTGGTTTTCAGGTTTTGTAAATAGATTTGGATTAAAATTAAAGTTTTTTTATCAAGGTTACAATGACGATGTAAGCTCCTATATTTTCGGCATTGGCACAGCAACAGACAGGTTAGAAGCGTTTATTTCAGCGTCAACGCAGAAGTTAGCACTTGTAGCACGTGTTGATAATGTAGCGTATGTAATACAAAGTGACGCAGCTTTGGTCGTTGGACAAACATATGTATTTGAACCGATTTATAAAAATGGATTATCAATGAAAATTGACAACGTGATGCAATCTGATACCGACTCGATATCAGATGATTTTGGCTGGGGCGATACAGAAATATTTTATGTTGGCGGAAATTATCAGGGTGTCAATAATCAATTTTGCTGTATTGAGGGTTTGGTGGCTCAAATATTATGAAATTAAAACGCTGGTTATCAGTTTTATTTATTGGTATGTCGTTTCTGTTGGCGAGTGGTACTGCAAACGCAACAATGTACTATGTTAGCTCTACAGGTAATGATGACAATACTGGTACGTCTGTCGGCGCGTCATGGCGGACGGTTGCAAAGGTTAATAGCACGGTCAATACAAATGGTGACGATGTTTATTTTGAATGCGGGGCGTCATGGAAAGAGGCATTGAAGGTTGACTGGGGCGGTGTTGATAACGCGAATAGAACAGTGATTAGTTCGTACTATGGCGCAACACCAATAATCAGCGACTGTGCGTCTGGTGGGTTTGAAAAACCGCAACTGGTTGGCGCTTATGGAGACGATCCGTCGCTGTATGGAATAATGACTGGCGCAATCCCTGTGGGATGGTATACGGGTTTGATACATGTGCAGAAGAGTTACGTCACAGTGAGTGACATGTGGGTATACAATTCATCAAATGCGCAAATATATATTGATGGTACGGACAGCGGTAATCAGGCTGATTTTGTTATTATAGAAAATAACATTGCACAGGATGCATGTGGACAGGGCATTATTGCTAAACGTTTCACTGATAGAATAATTATAAGAAATAATCAGCAAAGCGGTGGTGCATTATGTGTTAGAGATGGTGTGTGGAAAAAAGTCAACAATCACCCGGTTGTTAATGGATTTGTCGAGTCTGATCAGGGGATATTTGAATCTAATATCATCCATGGTAATTATGGCGAAAACATCACGACGTTTGAGGGCGCAACATATAATATTATTAGAGATAATACCGTTTTTTGTTCTAATTGGACGTATTTTCAAACAGATGCCAGCCGGAACAATGTCTGGGAGCGCAATGTTGCTATCGGTTGTAGTGATCCCGAATTTTTAGAAACCGGCGGTTATGCGCGACATGCATTTAATATAAATGTGGAAAATAATGGTGTCGGGGGTAATTCAACGGGGAACCTGATACGCAACAATATTATTGTTGGTTTTAATGCCTGTCTGAATATTACAATGCAGAAAAACGCGAGGAGTTTGCTACGTCAAGTTGGTTTTGATTTTTTGGGTAATACTTGCGTCGGTAATAATTACACATTCAGGAGCTCTTTTTTAACAAACGCGCTGATTGAGCCATCAACAATAAAAAATAATATTTTTACAGAAAATGCATCCGATTGTTTTGTTGTTCCAGGTGGCACTGAGTCAGCTATCGACAATACTGTTAATTTATCAGAGATAGACGCTAATTATAACCACTGGGATCTCGGCGCAAACGTCACAGCTAACACAATATCATTTACCAATGCGACAAACACAATAGATGACTCGGCAAATGGTTTTGGATCATTTGCAAGTGGTATGGCGATACGAGTCTCAGGCACTGTCAGTAATAATGGCATTTATACGACCAGTAGCGCGACTGCAGGCAGTATTATTGTTAACGAAACATTGGTTGATGAATCAGCAGGCGGCAGCTTTACTATCGAACAAACAACGGATGATCTGGATTGCGTCGGGTTAAATGATGTCAACGGTGATCCGTTGTTATCTAATATTGACTGGGTTAATCAGTCCGGTGCTATCACAAATTCATGGGTGTCTCCCCAGGCAGGTAGTGGCGCACTAGATGCCGGTGTCGATATTTTTTCTACGGCATTAACTGCGGGTGATTATCCGCAAACGTCCGATCTATTGGATAGTGTTTTAGATTTAACGTATTTATCAACAGACTTTTTAAAAAATGCCCGCGTGACAACGACAATGGGCGCGTTAGAAGGGGCAATATCCGAACCTGTTGAAATCAGTGTTTTCCCCGCAAAATATGAGGCCGGTACCGGTGCCGATGTTGTTGTAGCGTCTGGCACATGGAAACAGGAGGACTATCGCGATGCAGATACCTCAAACACAAACAATACAACAAATACAATTATCGGCACCGTTGATCAGGATTTACACAATACATGGCGACAATGCAATTGTGATGTTACGTATCAAATCAGGTTGCCCAATGGCAACTATGATTTTACATTTACGGGACAGGAGCCATACCATGGGATTGCAGCAAACTCAGGCATATGTGATTACTCGGGATCATACAGAACATTTGATTATCAGGTTCAAGATAAGCCGCGCGTTTCCGGTTTTAATTATTGCTCCATAGCTGGCGCGCCGAACAAATTAGTAACAACCGTTGTTTCAAACGTTAACGTGACTGATAACTATTTAACGTTTAAGTTGTTTAAGGTGGGCGATGCAGGTAAGCCGCTGTGGACATCATGGAAAGTTACAACAGCAGCACCAACAGGAAACACAATAACGGTAAACAATCCAAATATTTCTATTAGTAGAGATAATATTAATGGCAATGATATTTATATAGATCCGGTTGTACTGTGCCAGGTAAACAGCACGGCGGTTGATCCGTTGTATATTTCAAGCATAACAACAACGGGATTGACATCAGGATCAGCAACAATAGATCCTGATGATAATTCATTATTAATTTATTACCCCGCTAGTGGCTCGACATTCGGCAATGTAGGGTCAATCACAAGCATCACATTTGCGGACGGCGAGGACACAGATACCTGTGATATCGATGACCTGACATTAACGCAGGTCGCAATCGGTACTATTAGTTTCACAGCACAGGCCCACAACGGCACTGGGCGCGTAAAAATGACGAGTCAAACCGGCATCAATTATTGGCTGATTAACCTGTCCAGGGATGCTGTGCCCATCGATGGAATTGATGAAACAACCGATGTGAATGGTGTGTTTGAGTATTCTGCAGAAAACGTGATACCCGGTGATAACTATCGTGCGGTGTTAATGATTCCAGGTTGGTCAACATTCGGCACTAATACCACTCACAATCGAATACATACAAGAGAATTTACGGCTCAGTAATGGCGTATCAATTCGGTGCAGGATCCCAGCTCACAACCACGTTAGATACAACAAATACATTACGCTCGTATGTTTTTCGGTTTTATCAAATTGGTAATGGAGGCAGCAATAACGGACGCATATTCGATAAGCGTGAAAGTGGCGATCCGGCACGAGAAAGATTTTATGCGGCAAGTACAACACTAAAGTTTCGACGAGAATATACAACAACAGCGGGTGAATGGGCAGTTGATCAGCCCTCATTAAACGAGTGGCATCATTGTGTAATTACTTATGATGATTCAAGTACGGCAAATGACCCTATTATTTATATCGATGGGGCATTAGTAACGGTCACAGAATCAATCACCCCTGTTGGTACATTGCGCCCAGATAATACATCAAACTATGTTTGGGGCAACGATGGCACAGCAACAGATTATTACTGGGATGGTTATTTAGCAGAGTGCGCAATCATTGACGGCATTGTATCTGCTGAAGATGCTATGTTGTTGTATGAGGGGCTGCTACCATCAGAGGTCGGTACAGTGGCGAGTCACTGCCCGATGTTTGATAGCCCTGTAGATTTAATTATTACCGATGCAACAGCAACAAACCTAACAGTTGTTGATCATCCAGGGATTACTGGCGGGGTTGGGATTGGTGAAGCAGAACAGATTAATCTGTCTGTGGGTGAGTTGAATGCTCAGGCAAGTTTGTATGATGTCCAATCGACATATAGTGTCGATCTTAGCGTTGCTGCTTCACTCGTTACAGCCCTGAGCGATTCGGTGGCTGTTGAGTCTGATTACAATTGTGTAAACTCTGGTTTAGTTTCTAGTTTTGTGACGGTTTCCGGTTCAGTTGTCCAGGAAAATTATTGTTCAGTAAATATGATTGAAGCGGTTATGGTTGACACTTCTTTTACGCTTCCTGATGTGTATACTGGGGTGTTTCAATCATTGCTATGCCTGAGTGATTTGCCCTCTGTATTGCTAACTTCTTCAAGTAATTTGGCGACAGACGGTCTAACTTCGAAATCTGTTTTGCCTGGGTTTAGTTTGAATGTTAATCAAAATCTGTCAGTTGATTATTTAACCTCAGTTGTTTCGATAAGTGGTGCTCAAAGTAGTTATGCATTTTCCGCGAGTGTTGATTCGCTAGTTTCATTACCCACTTTATCATGGTCAACCGTCACCATAGATGGGTTGCTGACTATGGTGCCAATTGATGTGACTGCTAGCTTAGCAGGCGGAGTTGTTGGTCAAGAAATAAACCCATTAATATCTAGTTTAGTGGGTGATGCATTTTCTCAGGAAATATCGTTAGAGCAAACATTTATAGCAAGTGCTGATGAACTTTCTGTATTTACAGATATTGGCTCTTTGTCAATAGATCAGTCGTCTCAATTAAGTGTGGTTGATCTTAATTCAAATTTGATGTTGAACATGGCATCTATTGTTCAGCTTAGAAGTGCGGTTGTAGATGAGTTGGTGGCGGCTGGCGTAATAGCTGAGGTGATCGCTTCTCCAGATGGTGTACGAATTTTTCCGGCATTATATGCATTTACAGAAAGTTATATTGATGATGTTGGTAAATCATTAAGTTTTAGCGTTGATAGTCTGTCCGCAATGGCGGTAACAGAACGGGCGCTCATTAATAATTTGCCGCATTTTAAAATTCATTCTTCGGGTATTTTCTCGATTACTCAAAAGACTGGCGTTCAGTCGGTTCATTAATTTAATTGTTGTTTAACAAAGGAGTGCGGCATGTCGCAAGATTACCACGTGGATGTTTATGATAAAGGATTGGAGCAGATTTCTAACTCTGCGAATTGGGGTGGTGGTGTGCTTAAGATGGTTATGTGCATGGCAAAACCGGCTGATGATACAGAAGCTTCGACGTTATACCCTAGTGGCAAGCGAGTGAGCGGTGTTATAAACATGGCTGGCGGTGACTTCACTCTGCAGAATAAAGCCGGGGGTGGGCGTGAGATTGTGACGGCGGTGAAGGTCGACGCTGCTGGTGTAACTGTGGTGAGCACGGAAAATGGCACGGCAGAAAGTGGTTCGGCAGCAGCGTTGGTTGATACTAATAAAGCATGGACTGTTGATGCGTGGAAAGGCTGGGTTGTTGAGATTACTGCTGGTACTGGTGCGGGTCAAAAGCGAGTGATTAGTACAAACTCGGCAACGCAGTTGACGCCAGAAACCAATTTTACCACTGCGCCGGATGCTACATCGGTTTATAAAATTACGCCAGATTTATGCATTGTGCTTTATGATGCGGGTGGATCTCCGCGTGTTTTGGCTGTGGTTAATGAAGATCAGAATGGTGATGTTGCGGAAAACTCAGTTCTGAATATACCAAGCTTAACTTTGGGTATTTCGGCGCCAGCGTCTGCAGCGTAGGTTTAAAAAATGATACGTGAGCAAATATTTCCTGGTTTAGAAAATTCCATTGATTGGATTTTGACAAGCCAGGAAACGCCATTGTCTCCCACGCGCAACTTCAATATGGATGATGCCGGAGTTTCGAAAGTTGAGATTCACGTGGGTGATGCGATCGTTAGTTCTGTAGGTAACACAAACCTGTCATTTAACGGCACGCGTATTACGGCAAGTTTGGGTTTGGCGCTGCCAACGTTAGCTGCCGGAAAATATGATGGAAAGCTGGTTTTGTTTTCGCCGGATTTTCCATTGGGTAAGTTGTGGTTTGATCAAATAGAATTTAGGGTGTGATTATGAGTAAGAGTACAAATAAAATTGTGTTTCGATTTCCCGTAAAAGATGCAGGAATTGAAGTTAAAGAGGTGACTATGCGTCGCGCAAAAGTTAAAGATATGCGTATTGCGACGGAAATATCAGATAGTGACGGATCATATGAAACCATTCTCCTTGGCAATCTATGTGGTTTGTCGCCAGAGGCGATGGATGAAGTTGATCAGTATGATTACGCTGAGATGCAAAGTGTATATAAAAGTTTTTTAGCACCGCCTGCAGTTACGCAGGAGTAAGGCAGGCCTGTTGTTTAGTGATGCATGCTTTCCATCAACCCTTGCCTGTGTTGATGGATATGGATGTGGTTGAGTTGTTTCAGTGGGCGGAAGACGCTGAAAAATTGTTAAAATCCCTTAATCCTTAGAGTTTCTCATGTCAACAAAAAATACCTCAGTCGGCGTACTCATTGGTGGTGCTGTTGGTCCGAGCCTGGGTAATAGTTTTCGCACTGTTACTGAGCAGCATAAACGTTTGGGTGATGCGCTGCGTCGATCGCGCATAGGTCAGGGTGTTACTAAAGATGTCATTCGATATTCCAGTGAATTGGCTAAGTTGCGTCGGCAACAAAAAACCACTGGTGCTGACAGTGCTGGTTTGGCTGGTAAAATTTCTAAGGCTGAGTTGGCGCTTAAACGTGCGGAAAAACAGGCTGGAAAATATGGTGTAACGCTGGGTAATGCGACACGACAACAGCGCCGATTTGAGCGCTCTGCACGGGACTCTGAGCGCGCCATTGAGCGTTTGGGTGCAAAGGAGCGTAATCGTGCGCGGTTGGGTGGTTTGCGTGGTAAGGCGCTGGGTGTTGGTGCGGCGGCTTATGGTGCTAGTCGTGCTTTGCGTGGCCCGTTGGACTTCGAGCGGGCTAGTACGCGTTTGGAGACAGTACTGCCGGATAAAGATATCGAAAAGAATTTGCTAAAGGCGAAAAATCACGCGGTTAATTTTGCACGTAAAAATATTACCAATGAAACAGAAATGTTGAATATTCAGTACGCGCTAAATAGTGCAGGGCTGGGTGCTGCAGCTTCCCGCATTGGCTCTGAGATTGTGGCTAAGACCTCGGTTATTACGAACGGTGTGCCGGAAAGAGTGGCTGAGGTGGTGGCGACGACATTTAATAATCTGGGTGCTAGCCTGGAAGGGTCAATGGGTGACAAGCTGGTGACCATTGGTGATCTGCTAACAAAGACACAACTTAAGTTTCAGCTTCGGGATTTTAATCAGTTGGGGGAGTCTATGAAAACCGCTGCGCCCACTTTGGCGCAATATAACGTGGATCTTTCTCAGGCTGTAACACTGTTGGGTCAGTTAAATTCAGCTGGTTTGCAAGGTTCTGAGGGTGGTACGGCATTTAAAGCCACGATGCGAAATATGTCGAAGGCCTCTGATGAGCTGGGTTTTGAGTTGATGCGTAATGATCGCGGTGGCTTAGATGTTATTGAAACGTTCAAGGCAATGTCTGATGCGATTGGTGGTTTTGAAGGCATGGATCAGGAGACGAATGACGAGCTCCAAAAACTGTTTGGTGATGAGGGTATTGCTGGAGTGATTTTGCTGGGGCAAAAGCTTAATGACTTAGAGGCTGCACAAAAAGATGTAAATCAAAGTTTCAAAGGCGCTGTTGATACACAGTATGCCAAATTTCTGGATGATTTTGGTGGTCAATTGGACGTATTAAAGAATCAGGCGGGGCAGTTGGGTCGGGTATTTGTTGAAACGTTTATTCCTGCTTTACAGTCGAGTATTGGTCCGATTACTAATATGCTGGGTAATACAGCTCAGATGATTCAAGCAAATCCAGAATTGGGGAAAACAATATTGGGTGTCGCTGCAGGGTTTTTATTGCTGAAAAGTTTTAGTATGGTTGGGGTGTTGGGGCTTACAGCGATGTCGTCTGGTGTGATTGTGTTGGGTGGATTAATGCGATTTATGAAAGGTGGGATAGGTTTGGCGGCTACAGCAATAGGTCTATTAGGTCGTGCATTATTTTTGAATCCAATTGGTATGGCTGTAACTCTCATTGCTTCGTCGGCTGCGCTTTTGATTAACAATTGGGAGCCAGCGCGTGATTTTTTCATGAAATTTTGGGAGCCAATTAAACGGGTGTGGGGTTCTGCTGTTGATTGGGTAAGTAAGAAGTTTAACATTGTTGCTAAACCATTAGGATTTGTTACGGATACGTTTGACAAGTTGGTTGATGCGGCTGATCCGGAGGGGTCAATTCAGAAAAAGATCGAACAGTTTTTTTCGGGTGAATCTGGTGTTAAAGCTGGATCATCGTCAAATAAGGTTGATATGAAGTTTGATGCACCTATCACAATACACGCTGCACCTGGGATGGACGTACGAGAGGTGGGTGAGCAAGTGAAATATCAACTTGATGAGATGATGCAGCAATGGCGCACGGAATGGGGTACGTCTGCCAATGGCTGAGGTATTAGGGACTTTAAGTGATGGCGCGGCTGATCTTAGTAGTGCAGTTCTGTTGGCTGAGGCGGTTGTTTATCATTTAAAATTTGATAGCCCGATTCAGTTTGCTCTGGGCCCGTTTATTTTTTCTCTGGATACAGCTGCACCGCAAAACACTGGCCGTAAAGATCGATATAACTGGGTGTCAGTACCGCGAGTGGGCCGTGAATCTGCACAGCAATATACGGGAAAAGGTGATGCCACATTTAATTTGAATGGCATTATTTATCCGTATTATAAGGGTGGTTTGGGGCAGTTGGAGTATATGCGTTTGCTGGCAGGGATTGGCAAACCATTAACGCTGATAGATGGCCGTGGTGTGTATTACGGTACCTGGTGCATTACGGACATCGAGGAAAAAGGGAAGCATTTTCACAGCAACGGCACACCGCGAAAAATGGACTTTTCTTTGGGTTTAAAATATTACGGCAGGTATAACGATGTCCCTAAGTTACCGTTCTAAACAAGGCGAGACGCTGGACTATATTTGTTTTAAGCGTTATGGGAAAACCAATGGTGTTGTTGAGCAGGTGCTGATTGCCAATCCTGGGTTGGCTGAAAAAGGGATTGTTTTACCCTTGTCAACACTGGTGACTTTACCCGACATCGATGAGCCAAGTGCATTTAATGTTGTGAGGTTGTGGACGTGAAGCCAAGTTTTAAAGTTATCGCGAACGATAAAAATATTACGGATTTGATTGCTGATCGATTTATTGAATTGCGAATTACGGATGAGGTGAATCAGAAATCGGATTTACTCTCTATTCGTTTGGACGATGGTGATAACAAAATTGTAGTGCCTAGTAATGATGTAGAGCTTACGGTTGAGCTTGGCTATGATGGCAAGCTTGAAAAAATGGGTGTGTTTTCGGGCCTTGAGTTAGTGTTTTTAGGTCCACCGGATATTGTTGTTATTCGTGCAAGTGCCATGAATTTGCGGAAAGGTATGAAGGCTAAAAAAAGTCGATCTTTTGAAAATATTTCGTTTGGTGATTTGATGAGTACGATTGCTAATGAACATGGATATACCGCATTAGTAGATGATTTTATCGCTTCGATTGTGTTTCCTTACATTGCACAAACAAATGAAACGGATTGGCAACTGATTAATCGTTTAACTCGTGACTATGACGCATTTATAAAAGCTTCTGGCGGTAAGTTAGTGGTGGCGATGCGTGATGGAAAAAAAAGCTTAGCGACACAAGGGCAATTACCCGTTGTAGAGGTCGATCGAAGTGATGTTGAGAAGTGGGATATAAAACATAACGATAAAACGAAAATAAAATCGGTTAAAGCGAAATGGTACGATAAAGGGTCTGCGTTGATGAGTGTTTATGAGGCCGGTAGTGGTGAGCCGAAAATTGAGTTGAAAAAGACTTATGATTCTGAGGCGCAGGCGAAGCTTGCTGCAGAGGCAAAACTTAAGCGAATGCATCGTTTAGAAAAAACCGGACGTGTGACGATGGCGGGTCGTACTGCGTTGGTTGCCATGGGAACTTTGTCATTAAAAAATGGCTTTCGTGAAAACTTGAAGGGTGAATATACCTTGAATCGTGTAGATCATGTTTTGTCTGCAAGTCGTGGGTATCGGTGTGAGTGTGATATTGAGGTTTGATTGGTATATAGACGTAGCAGTTATATTATCTAGTTCCATAAACATTATACGAAATAACGTAAATCATTAAAGTTAGCGTATAAAGTTGCCGTTTAAGTATGTGTATTAATAAAGGTTTTACTATTCAAATGTTAGATATAACAATAACTTAGTTAAAACTGTGTTGAGTTTCTCATTTTTAATGGTGTTGAAAACTTGTAATTATATAAAATATTATATAATGTAATACATGTTACATAAGCAATTTGGAGCCGCACATGGCAATTAAATACTACGATACTCCGTTTCATGTTAATCATGATGCCGAAACAGCAATTAATATGGCTATGAAAGTAGATCTGTCTATTAAAATCGCAAAGCTAATTAAAGAGCGTGGTTTAACTCAAGCGGATGCTGCAGAAATGTTGGCTGTTCATCAATCAAGAATATCAGAGCTTGTTAATGCGAAAATTGAAAAATTTACGATTGACACAATGGTTGGTATGCTAGATAAGCTTGGGTTTCAGGCACAAATTGTCATATCAGAAAAGCAGGTGGCTTAAACGCCTAGTTCTAACTTGAGCGCTTGGAGGCGCTTGCCGGCTAGTCTCATCGCTTTTACATCATTGCCGTTGGTTGTTTTTTCAAATGAATGCAGAACAAAAACAGTGTCTTGATACTTGGTTATATATAGACATCTAAACGCTGGGCTGCCATTAATGATAAGTTCAATAACACCTGGGCCAACGCTATTTAAGTGTTTGATCGGTAATTTAGGGTCTTGATCGAGCTGAATAAGCATTAGATTGAGGCCAAAATCATCCTGAATCTCATCAGGAAACTCTTTATATTCACGCTCAGCGGCATCGCTGGCAAATGCGAAGTTTTTCATACCACAATTATTTTTGGGGTGGAGTTATTTGGCATCTTTTTTCTCGGAAATCAATTCATCGACTATCTGATGAAGTAGCTTTTTATATTCCTCAGTATCTTGCTCCATTTTTGTAAGTCGATGTTTAAAAGAGCTGGCTTCAATATTTTTCAATCGGCTTGATAGTTTCTGGCTGGAAGATTGGGTATTGCTATCTGGGGCTATGCTTTTTGTATCGAGCCCAAGCTGAGCAGCCATGCGAACGATCATTTCAGCTAATTCGTGATTGCTGATTTCTGTTTTTGCGGTTTCACGTTCATTTTTTACGGACTCCTCTAATCTCAACTTGATTTCACTGTTTAGTGATATTCCGCTTTTGTTGGCAGTGGTTTCTAAATACGTTCGTAAATCAATAGGTAAGCGAAGCGGGTAAGGCCTGTCTTTGTGTCTGTCTTTTTCTTTATCGTCCATCGTTCGATTATGATTTCAATTTCGAGTCAATACAATGATTTCTCTTGACTCTATATATATCAGTACTATAATTTACAATAGATACAAAATGAATCCACACATATTGCATCAAAAAGACGAGTTATCCACAGGATAAATAAAGGAAATTTATTATGAGTACAGAAAAAGTTAGTCAAATACGACCAATACCAGTAAGGCTACACCCAAAATTTAGAGCTAAGATCGAGAGTGAGTGTAGAAAAAATCGATGGAGTTTGAACACTTGGTTAGTCGTTGCGGCGGAAGAAAAAATTGCCAGGGACCAGGAGAAAGCTGCATGA